ATTAATTGTTTTTAATTGTTGTTTGATGTTGTAAAGGTAATAAAATTTTTTTAATATGCAAATATTTTTTTAATTTATTTTTAATTGCATAAAAAAGGGGAACCGTTTTGATTCCCCTTAATATTAAAAAACATAATAAAATTATGCAGTTTCCAACGCAGTTTTTGCAGTTGAGAAAGTTCCTTGAACGATTGCTTTTGTTTCGTAATTCGTTAAGGCTACACGTTCAACGGCTTTCACGGTGATGAATCCATCACGGAAATTAGTTGAATCTTCGCGGCTAAACTCAACACCAAGTCCATCACGAACCCAAAGTTGTGTTGCGCGTTGTGAATCCATTACCAAGAATTTACCCGCAGTAACGCCGTTATTTAAAACAACTGGTACACCGTTAATTGTTGGTTGAAGTCCTTGATAAATTTGGTTTTTCAAGTACTCATTCGCAGTTGATTTTAATAAAACGATTTTGTGTAAATCAGTAGGATTTAAAACAATAACGTTTGGTTGGTAGTTAGCCAAATTCAATTGGTTAATTGCAACGGTTAAAACGTCATATTCGTTTGCGCTTTCGATTGCAAGTGCAAAGCCACCCGCCGCGAATGCAGTTCCATCAGTGAATAAACCATCAAGATTTGGAGCCGAACCGTCACCGTTAAGGATTTCCGCATCTTCTTGATCTAATACTTTTGAAGGTACACGCGCCGATAAATAAGACGCCAATTGTGGAGTGTCCGCCATCATTTCTTCGGTAACTCTTAAATAAGTTCCGATTTTTTCAACGTTCACGCTTGTTGCGCTTAAATCGAAATCAAGTTGTGGAACGGCTGAACCTTGTGCAGTTGCCGCGGGGCCACCTTCTGAACCAGTTTCCTTAATGAAACGGATTGTTTGGGCGTCAGTTGATCCGATTGGAATTAATTCACGAATGTGATTTGGACGTGAAGCGTCAAATTTGAATTGTGGAACGATTGTTTCCCCCGCAATTACACCAGTAAAATTCGCGCTCATTGTCATATCACCAACGGCTTTTAATTCTAAACGTGCCGCCTTTGCTCCACCTTTTGTGATTTGGTCTAATGCTCCCGCTTTTAATTCAGTAATTAAAGCTGATTTAAAAGTTTCGGGTGTTTGACCACTTAACGTTTTTTGTGATGCAGTTTCGATTTCGTCCATTCTTTTTTGGGCGGCATCAAATTTTTCGTTGTACTCATTCGTTAAGTTGCTGATTTCGCTTTTTAAGGTTGATTCAATTTCACCAGTTGCGGAATCTTTTGCGTTATGAAACGCTTTTTCAATTTTAGCATCAACCAAATTTCCGATTTGGTCAAGCTGATTTTTTACATTTTCTTCCATCTTGGAATTATTTTAAATTATTAATTATATAAGAATAAATTTCACTTGAATCCGACTTTACTTCAATCGGCGAAGTGACTTCAATTTCCGTCGGCTTCGTGACTGTTTTATTCGCAAATATAGATTTCAATTTTAAAATTTCACTTTCAAGGGCAAAACCTAGTTCATCTGAAATGTTTCCTTTGCGGATTAATTTCGCTAAACGGTCATATTTTGCCAAAACTTTATCGGTGTCAATGTTTCCTTTGACATCCATAATCATCGCTTGATCATTCGCGGCCAATGTAACGGCCGAAATTTCGAATAAACGCGCTTCATTAATATGGCGGTAATCACCCACCATTTCTTTTTGAATGGGTAAAATTCCAACTGAATTTTCAGTTATAACACCCGCCTTGATTAATTCAATGACATCCATTCCCAAACGTGTTTTCGGGATTTGTGCTTCGAAAATCAATCCTTTTCCATCTTCTTCCAAATGGATCATTTTCCCAATGGGTTTTTCCATATCGTGTTGATACAAATATTTCACACGTTTCCCCGATTCGGTGATTGTCTTTTTATATGCACCACGGTTAATGATGTCGCCATCTGAATCAACATTTCCAAAAATGGAACCATAACCCTTGACGATTCCCGCCTTTTCATCGGCGTCAATTAATTCGCCCATTTGAGTTGATTTAAATATCATATTATTCATATTGCAAATATATTAATTATTCTTCATTCGGTGATTTAACGATTTATTTTTGCGAATGCCATGGCCAATAAAGGGTCAATTTCTTTTTCTTCTTTTTCAACGTAAGTCACAGAACAACCGCAATTGATAACATTTCCCGCTGATGCACCAAATTGACACGCTTCGTCCATTAATTCACCCCCAACATTGAATTTCTGATCGGCGGGGATTTTAACACCGTCCAACGCAATGTGACTTGGGCGCGGGTCTTTTGTTCCACCGTGATTCCATATTTTGTCCATATTTTGAACACCCCCAAAAAAGTCCAATGCGGATTGTTTTGTCGCTTGATTGGCCGCGGTTGCGGTTTCTGTTCTTGCGATTCTTTCCGCTTGATAATTTGACAAACCCTTTATTTTTCGTCTTAAAATACGGCCTTTTTCTTCAATGCCTAATCCCATAAATTCGGGGTCATTCGCAAAACGGGCCAACATCTTTTCGACTTGTAACAAGGCGTTCCCTTGAACACTTACAATCCGCGACCGCCCAATTTGATTCCCAACCGCTTGAAACGTTTCGTCCCAAACATTTGACCGATCTTCCATTGAAATATTTTTGGTTTGTCGATTTTCCAATTCTTTAAACGACCATTTCGCAAAACGTAAACCCACGCGTCTATATAAAGAAACGTAAATATCAAGGTAATCGTTAAATTTAAAAATATTAAAGAAATTACGGGTTTTACCAGTTTCCAAGAAATCGGTAATGGCTTTGTTATACTGTCCAAAATAGAATCGGCGTATTTTAACAAATTCATTCCGAATCGAAACATCCAATTGGCGATTCCAGTTTTTACGCCATTCATTTCTTTGTTTTTCATTCATCCGCTTGTTCGGCTATTTTTTTGGCCCAATTTTTCATTGCCATTCCGCCCCATAAATTATAAGCGACATAACCTCGATCCTTCCACGGTTCGTTTTTATATTCATCCGCGATTTTGGCGTTTTCTTCGTGTCTTGACAAAAATGAATGAACGCGTTTCACCGTGTCCAATGAAAGGTTTTCACGGTTTGCGATTTGATTGGCGCGTTTCCAACCAATTTCGGTTCCACCCTTTACAACATCGCGACCATATTTTTCACGCCATTCTAACATTCGACGCGCGTTATTTGTGGCCCCTTGTGGGTAATCATTATATGATTCCGCTTTTTCTTCTTTCTTCTTTGACGACAATGGGTGTCCTTCGGGAAATAAATCGGTGTCATGTTTTCCACTTCTGAATCGTCCATTTCGAACCGCGTAAAGGAATGAATTAATTCGTGCATATGCCCATTGATCTTCCGATTGAACGTTTGGACGTACTGATTGCGGGTTTGTTCTAAATGCACCAACACCACGTCGAAAAACTTGCGCCAACATTGTAAACGTCACGCGTTTTTTTGGATCATCCCCGTGCTTGTCATTGTGTTCATCAACTTTGTTATTGATGGCCGTTCGAACCCGTGCGGTGATTTCTAGTTTTTCAATAAACTTGTCGTTTTCTTCTTCACCGTAATGATGGGAATTTTGGTCAATGAATTCATCCAGTTTCCCCGCCTTCGCGGCTTCGTACATTTCGTGACTTGAAAATGGCATAAATACAGTTGACCCGCGGAAAATGTGTTCGTGATAACCCGACCCGCCCATTTGTTCGGCGCGTTCTTCTGCTTCACCAATTGTTGTGAACATATCAGTTGCGCCAATTACCAATGATTTTTCCGTTTCCATCATCAAATCGTTTGATAAATCCGATGGGTTTACGGGCATCAAATTAGCGGGTATAAAATAAGAATTCATTTCGGCGGTTTCATCATCAACACCGTAAGACATCGCGGTTCTTTTTTCGTTTGGCGTTATCCACCACGCTTTTGACATTTGGTCAACAACCTTATCCATTTCTTCTTGTAATTCGGGAACAACCGAAAAATCAAAATCAATGTAAAGTTTCTCGCCAAATGTAGGGGTCAACCAACGGTTCAATTCTTCACGAATCTTAACCAATTCGGGAATAACCGCATTTTGATAAAGTGCCTTTTTGGCTTCCTTTTGATTGTTGTAAGTACTGGATTCGGTGTTGTTCAATAATTGAACGGGAACATTGTAAATATTACATAAATCTTTGATTGATGAATTATATTGTTCAATCAATGATAAATCCGACGCGTCCATTCCGAAATTAATCCAACTTAATTTTTTAGGCGTAATAATAACATCACCCGCATTGTTTGAACCTTGGTATTGTTGTCTGAATTTGTTTTTCAGTTGTCGCGCTTGTGTTTCTGTCAAATCGCCTTCCTCACTCATTAACACCCCACGGGCGGTTTGATTTTGAAGATATTTGTGGCCCGTTGTCAATGCTTCATTATTCGCGTCAAGGTTTCTCAATCCCGCTTGTAATGGCGACATTCCGTAAAGGTGTGACCCCGTACCATCATAATAAGGGTTGAAATCGCGAATATGTAAAACTTGATCCGCGGGTAAACGATGTGTTCCGTTATATTGGAATGAATATTCCTTCACGGGTTGCATAATACCACCCGAATGGATTTCCATAACTTGCGAAGGTAAAACGTAAAGTTCGGTGAATTTACCACCACGCGATCCTGTTTCGGGGCGAATGCCGTAAATATATCGGTTCCCCGTTAATTTACCGAATGCAATAATTTCTTGAATGAAAGTGTTGTAAGATTGCGCGGGATTTGGACGGTTCAACAATTGGTGAATTTCAGTATCTTCCAATTCAACCATTGAATGTTTTCGAATGATTTGTGATTTGTGAATTGCACCCGTGTTAAATTCGCCCGATGTTAACGCTTTATATTTTTTTAATTCATTGCTGTTTTGGATTTCATAAACTTGAAACGGGATCGTTTGGGCCGCTTTATTAATCAAATTAATGATTGAATAAATCGTCGCGTTTTTCCGATAACCGTTGTTGATATACGAATCATCATTTTCAACTGATGAAATTAAATTTTCCCCTAAATAATTATAAATGGCTTTGTTGAAATCAACGTGTGTTGATTGGGCGTTTTTGTTCAACAAGCCGCGAATGTTATCGAATAACCCCATTAAATAAAATATTTTATTTTACAAATTTACGAATTTAAATAACAAAGAAATCATTGCGCTTTGAATACGCCGTATAAACCAAATATCGTAGGCTATCATGAAGGTGATTAAATTTATCGACTGGCTTATTTATGATAGTCCCGTCCTTTAATTGCTCCCAATAATAATTTTCGTATTCCTTTTTGAAATTGGTTGATTCACTTGAAACAATAATGTCAAATTCTTTTATCAAACTAATCCCCGCGTTAATTGAACCTTGACCCTTGATGGCGGGTTTTGCAAATATCCCTTGACGTCGTAATTCTTCACCCGATTTCGGTTCGGCGGAATCATAAAAAGTCAATGCTTCCGCGTGGCCATTTGATTTAAGAAATTCCGCAATGTCCCCGTTTGTCATTCCCGTTTTATAACACAATTCGTGAACATAAATTTTGTTGTTTACCCGAAACGCTTCAATAATGGCGCAAGGATCGTTTGTAAATCCGAAATCCACTGAAACATAACAATTGTCGGTTTGTGGGAATTCACTTCGCGGTATAAATTCCCAGTTGGAAAAGATTTGACGTTTTGAATAAGACGCTTTTAACCCTTGACCATATACGCGCCAATAATCGGGGTCACGATCTTTAATACGTTCTATTTCTTTTATTATTTCATCGCCTAAAAACTTATTATCCTTGTAAGTTGTCACCCAAGTGTCACACGTTGCCAAAGGAATAATTTCATCATAAATCCAATGAACGGGATCGGATGGGTTAAAATCCATCATAATGAACCCCGTTGTTCTGAAATTGATTTGGTTAAAATCTTCAAACGACAATTCATTCGCTTCGTTCAAATATGCGATGTTTCTTTTTCGCCCACGAATTTTTTGACTGTCATCAATTGAAAGGAATTCAATCAAATGGCCATTATATTCAAACGTATTTTCGGTTTTATTGTGATTCCCTTCAAAGTAAATTCCAGTTTGTTTACAAATTTCAAGAAAGTCCCGTTGAACTGATCCTTTCAATGCGGGTAATGTTTTCCGAATAATTGAAATCACCATTGGCGTTTCGGAATTCATAATCGTATAAACTAGGAATTGACAACACGCCCAAGTTTTTCCCGAACGCGTCCCCCCTTGATGAACGCGAAAACGTGACGTGGAATTATGTAAATCGTAAAATTGTCGGTTTAATCTTTGTTCGACGACGTGTTCGCGGGTTTCCATTCTACTAATGTTGATTTTATTCCGCCTTTATGTTTAACTTCTGTTTTTGTGCCATTTAGTCGATGTGCTTCGTTATCTTCTGAAATCATTTTCATTGCCGCGATTTGTAACGTTGGAACTTCTGAATCAATCCAGTTTGATAACATTTTTGTTTTTCTTGAAACGCGCATTGATTCCACGGCCTTTTTAATGGAGTTGGATTCGTGGAGTTTATGAGCGTAAAAAGTTGTTTTATCGCAAGGTAAATACGCGACAATATGTTCAATAAACATCAACTTGTGACGCTTAATGGCCGCCAATGCTTTTTTTTCTAAATCTTCTGTTTTATATGCCATTCATTTCGCCTTTATCTTCGTACCAAATAAAAGAAATGCCAAATATTAAAATCATTATTTGGAACATATGTTGAACATCTTCGTGTTCATTTTCATTATCTGAAAAATTTTCATTCCAATAATTGAATCCAATCATTGCGCCATAAATCGGGAAAAAATTAATTTCAAACATCGTTGTATTTTGTGTAAAGGTACAAATAAAATTCCCACCAATTCTTTTCCATTTCTTGTTTAGTGTACATTTTACGCCCCCGCTTTCCTAAACCATTGACAACATAAACAAGGTAATATTTCCCGTTTAAAGGCTTTGGAAAAACTTTTATATCGTTATTAATACACCACCTTTTCGCGGTGTAATGTTGTTTTGAAGGTGTCCAAATTTGTTTCATTTAAAAAATTGTTAATTGTTGTTGGTGTTGTTTCAATCTTTTTGATGCGGCTTCAAAATAATCTTTGTCAATTTCAAAAGCGGTCAAATCAAATTTACGATTGTGGCAAGCGACTGCAATTGACCCCGAACCTAA